TTTCCCAATCTTCATGTATTCGCCCACTGGATGATACGTATAACCTCTTTCTTTTAGCTTTACACATTCTTCAAACCTATATCCTTTCAAGTATGGATGCTCTTCTACAAACCTGTTCATCCAGTCATCATGATTGCCCTCTATCATATGCTTCTCTTTGCAATTTACTTTATCGAGAGCTTCGTCTATTATGTCCATTCCCTTGTTGACTGCCTTTATATCTTTATCAATAAAGGGAGTTTGATACTCTAGTGGAGGTCTTTTCTTCTTTCTCCATTGCCAGTGAGAAGCACCTTCCCATTCTCCCACATCACCTATATCTACATATATATCTGGCTTTACTATTTCAATCGCTTGTGTTACACAACTTATCGCCTTGTTATCCACTAATGGGAAATGTTTATCTGGCGTTACTATTGCTCTTCTTACTACATGTTTTTTTGGCATATATACCTATATTTTGTTAAAAATTTGCTCCAAAAAATGTTGCGTTATCTGCTGCTGCTTCTGTATATGTTACCTCAAATGCTACATATGATAGAAATGCTACTGCTGTTCCAACTTTCGTACATCTTATTTGTAAATCTTCCAAATCAGAATAGTCCCAAGCACTACTATCTGGTTTTGTTGTTCTTGTAGTTCCATTTTCCGTTTCATAACTTGCATTGTTAAAGTAATTTATAGTTTCCTCAAATCCGTTTGGCGTTTGAAATTTTATAGAAACATCACTTCCACTAGCTCCCCTTGCAGGGCATCTTCCACTACTTGTAAATCGAATGGAAATACCTGCACTAAAATCTATATCACCCTCTGCAACAGTTGGATCAGTAAAGTCAAGTATTATTCTATGTCCATCAGTTGCAGACAAAACATAAGAAGTATCACCATTATCATCATCAAGGGCATCGTGAACTGTGCCTGTATTGGCTACCCATCCATAATTTAAAACAGTTCCATTAGGTATTAATGTCATGGTTGGCATGGTTTATAATCTCCATATTTAGCTAACCCTTGAATATAATTAATACCATCTATCTCAAAGAATATTGGATAGCCAGATATTTTCTTATTATCATTTGCTATGGCAAATCCTGAATACCATTGTTTTATAGGTAATATCTTCTTCATCTGCTCATCATGCTTTTCTTCACTAATCGCTTCCAGCCTGTCATCATAAACTAAATCAAATACTTCATCAGTTTCATACTCCCAACTAAAAGCATTAACTATCTCTATATCTGTGCTATAATCATCCTTCCAATCTAATGCCATTTGATAATTCTCTTTATTTGGCTCAAGTATAACATGACGCTGTACACCTTGCTTTTGAAACTCTGTGGCAGTCCATCCCATTCCAAAGCCAAACTCTAATACTGACTTAGGATGGAGTTTATCACATAAAAGCTCAACACCTTTCTTTAAATATTCCGTTTCTTTCTTATATAAAATATTCATACCTGCTATTGTATAATCTGTATCAGTTTCTTCAAACACCCCATCTATCCATTCTTGTATTTCCATTATGGTGATGGTGTGTCGAAGGCCAATGAAGTAACTCCAAAGTAGTTAGTTCCATCAAAATAAAAAGATAATATATCTGTTTCATCATCAGCTGTAGTAAGTGTTGGCTTATCTGTATCGAGTATACCACCACCAGGCCAATATATAGTACCTGATGTAACTGCCCAAGTAATAACTTTACTACCTCCACCACCCTGCTGTACCTTTAATAATAAATTGCAAGGATTAGTGGGATTAGTAGCAAATGTAACTGTGCTATTATTCTCCATAAGTAAGTGATATTTATTGCCCAATGCCCAATTTATTGATACAGCATCTGTTCCTGATTGAGCTATAAAACTAGCAGTTCTAGAAAAATTATGGTGATCTTTTGTAAGTGTATTAGGCATTATGTATAATAATTAAATGCTATATCTTCTTCATCAACAGTTGCCAATACATATACATCTGCTGTATTGTCTATATCTAAGCTATAAAAATCTCCAGGAGCAAGTTTTATTCCCATATTAATAGCAACATTACTACCACCAACCCATATATCTCCTGTATTGCTTGGACTTGCTTGCATATCAATACGCTTACAAGGAGCAGCAGCAACTATTACTTCTGCTTCCGTATCATCTACCCCTGTATTTTTACCACTTACCATGCCAGTCATACCATGAGTAGTATATAATGCTCCTTGTGTGTCTACTAGGAGAGTTGTATATTCAAGATTAGTAACATTAGCTTGTGCAGCTAAAACATCTTTACAAACAACACCAACAGACATTATAGCATCAAGCTCATTATAAGCAGTGGCTGGAGCGTGTACAACCGCTCCAACTCCACCAGCATTAATATTCAGCCAATCACCTATATTAGTTACTGTGACATCTCCAATATCAACCCCACTATTTGCAGCAAGTTTACCAATAGCATTAGTACCAGCAGGTAAAGCAGCAACAACATCTACCTGCATTTCACTACCACTTATTGCATTATCTAATGTTTCTACTGCTGTTTTAATTGCATTTGTATCTGCATCAATTCCTGTAAGCAAAACTTCAATAGCTGCTTGGTCTGTTTCTATAGCTGTTAATGTAGTTTCTAATGTATCAATAATTGTATCTAATTGTCCACCATCTGCTACATCTACATATAAAGCACCAGTTGCATTTACTTGTAAGCAAGCATAATCTCCATCGTCACTAACAAGACTTGCCAGAGTATCATTTCTCACAGCAAAAGACGTAATACCTATATCACCACTAGAGTGGGCAGCATCTTCAGAATGGAGAAGATAGTTAACATTATTATTTAAATTATTTAATGTAGTTTGCGTTGCTAAATCACTAATGGAATTTGCAATATGTCTTAGTTGTCCATGTGCTACACCATCAGAATCTGCTGCTGCTCCTACAGCACCCCAATGAGTATCATCAGTAGCTAAGGTAACACGTAAAGTTTGTGCGTCCATTGTACCTGCATTAGCCGATACATCAGTACCTGCGATATTAAGATTTACATTAGCATAGTTACTGTCGTCCCAATCGTCTAATATTTCTAATGATGCAGCTATAGCATCTAATACCGCATTATCTGTAGAGCCAAGATCAACAGTACCAGCAATATTTAATGCTCCATTAACATTAGTCTGAAGTATAGTAGCATCACCATCTGTATAACTTGTTGGAGAAGCTCTATACTCACCACCTACATTTACCATACCTGGTGTCCCATTCTGTATTGCTTCATCTATAGCAATAGCACTAAAATCACCATTCTCAGTAGTTAAATTTGTAAATAGAACACCACCAACCGAACAATTTAGCCTTGCACTGTCTCCTTCGTGACTTACAACAGGAAATGGTAGATTATCTACTATTCTGGCTTGACCGTTTAGTTGTGATCCACGTGTTGCTGCTGCTAAATCATGCGTACCAACAGAAGCACCTAGATAATCAAGATCGCCTTCCATACTACTAGTATCCGTCTCTATAGCTGAAAGTTTTGTTGAAACATTGTCATCATTTGCAACAGTGACACGAAGAACACCCTCACCTACAGCACCAGTATCATCAGCTAGCTCAGTTAAACCTGCTTTAAGTGTTGCATTTACATTTAGCCTGCTACTCGAAACGCCTACTGCGTCGCCATCAGTATCAACAATGACTCTACTAATACCTATTCCAACGTCACCCATTTAATATCTCCGATAAACCTGCTTTGTCTATATTTTCAACTTTGCTTTTAAGTTTTAATCTTGCAACTTCTTCCAATACTCCAATCTTCCATTTCTTGAATTGCTCTATAGCCTTTTTATTACGCCCTACTTCTTTATCTGCTTTATCTTTAGCTTTAGCAATTTTATGTTCCCATTTGATATATTCATCTTCAGTATCACCAACAAGATTTTTAATAGCCTGAAGCTCATCATTAATCTTTTGTTTCTTTTTCTCGTACCTAGATTGTATGTCACTAAGCTTGCTTTCTTCTTTTTTAAATTGATCCTCAGTTTCAAAAAGACGCTGTTCAAATTGATGTACCATGTCTTCATGCTTTTTAGCTTTTTCTTCTAAATCATCATATTGATCTTCATAGTAAGCAATCTTCTTTTTACCTTCAGCCATTGCTTTTGAAATATCATTTTTAACAGATGAAAGCTCATCAAGAGCATTATCTTTCTTTACCTGAATACCAGAAAGCTCAACTTTAGATTCCGAGCATTTAGACTTATAAAATTCTAACTTTGAAATTTTATCTAAAAGGTCTCTTTCCCTTTCTTCAAGCTTTTCAACACTAGTTTCATAATCAAAAGCTTTACTTTCAGCTTCTCCAACTTTCTTCAACTTCTCAGATAAAAGCTTCTCATTAGAATAAACACCACCTTTAAGCTTTTGCATTCTTTCTTCTTGGAATGAAATATCCTTTAGAAGTTTTCCCATCTTCTTAGCTTCAGCACTATAGTCTTTATCTAAAGATTTTAATTCTTTTTCTTTATCTTTGAGATTAGATTCTAGTGCTTTATTCCTAGCCTTTAGTTTATCATTAGCCTTAATAACAGCTTTATTGTAATCACTTTTCTTTAAAGTTTGTTTTTTAGGCTGAAACATATCTGCCATATCTACTCCTTAATGAAATGATAATAAATCTATTACATCATCAGTAGAAGTATCATCATCATGCATTTTTATTGTAAGAGATGTAATCAATAATCCACTAATTGTAAATGGTAAATTTCTGCCACCATCTATAACAATAACTTTATTGCTATCTGTTTCACCATTTAAATATATATTAAGCTCATCGTCATTATCTAATGTACCATCAGTATCGTAGATAACAACCTTTTTTGCTGGATTTGCTGATGTAATATAAGTTGAAGTAACACCAATAGAATCTACTGTATCTCCACTTACATCAAATTGCTCATAATTATAGTCAGTAAATGAACTCATATTTACTGATTCTTGTACTGTAAATGCATTTCTTCCCTTTAGTGCCATAATTTACCTCCTAATGAAATGATATAACATCCAAAGCGTCACTAGCGTCAGTCAAGCCTGATGCTAATGTAATTTGAACATTAGTTATTAAAAGACCAGTAATAGTAAAAGGCAGATTTCTTCCACCATCTATAACAATACCTTTCTGTGAATCTGTTTCTCCGTTAAGATATACCACAAATTGGTCATCATTATCCATTGTTCCGTCAGTATCATAGATTACAATCTTTTTAGCAGGGTTTGAAGACGTGGGATAAGTTAATGTGTGGTCTACAGCTCCTGACTCGCCACCTCCTAAATCTCCACTCATATCAAGTTGTTGATAATTCCATTCACTAAATGAATCCATATTGACAGATTCCTGTACTGTAAATGCGTTTCTTCCTAATTTACTTGCCATTTTGTTCTCTTTCCTTTCTGCTCGTTAGAGCATGTTTCGAGTTTACCCTAAGCCATGACTGGCGTGAATGGGCTATTTAGTTTTCTTGTTTTTCTTGTGGATGCAACTGAAGTAATACTTCAAGTGCTCCCTGTGCTTTTGTAGCCATTGTACGATGATGTTCTGCTTGCTGTAAATGTTCCTGCAATTGAACACGCAAAGTCTCAATAACTTCTTTAGACTTGTCTTCAGGCTCTGCTACGTTATTAGTTTCTTTTACTTCTTTATCTACTGCTGTGTTTTTACTCATTGTTTCTCCCTTATTTGTTTTTAAGCTTTTCTACTTCTGCTGAAAGTTCTTGGATTGCTAAATGTAGCATAGCAATATAACTGTTTGTATTTGCTGATTTAACGGTTTCCCCATCATCCTCTTTTTGGAATATCTCATCCATATTGCTCACGGTATCAGAATCGTCATATATAAGACCCAAGTATTCTCGATTCCATAGAGGTAAACTTTCTCTTTCTTCCCTTTTAGTCGAACACCATTCGTCAATCCAAGTCTTCAAATCACCATCAGGCATATTATATAACGCCTTTTGTCTGTGGGAATTGTCTTCAGGAAATAGTTCATCCCAGACTGAATACCGTTTTTCGTAAACCGCATCTTTTGCTTCTATTGCTTGTTCTGATTCGTTCCCATCTTCATCTAATACAGCATCTTGAGCCTCTACCGCTTCTTCAATCAATACATCTTCACCAAATTCTTCCAATACCGCTTCTTTGATTTCATTTGCGGAGACGAAAGGCTTTTTCTTAAATTTGTATATTGGTGTATTTGTTATTTTCTCCAAAAATCCAACAGGCGGTTTTAGTTGTAAATCCTGTTTATATTTAAAGAAACTCGGGTGAGTATCATATCCGTCTGCAATCATATTACCACCACCTGAATTAACATCAAAGATTTGACCAGGTGCAGCAGTTCCAATACCAACATCGCCATCATTTTCAATATAAATCCTTTGCTGAAGCACTTCTGATGTATCAGCCGTATAGAATCCTAGCCAACCACCTGTACCTGAAGCTTGTCCTATAATTTGTGCAAACTCATAACCACCACTAACTACATCATTGTTAAATGTTAGTGCTGCTCCATATCCACTAGCATTTGAATTAGTAAGCGTAAGTAATTTAAGAGAGCTTGCTCCCGTTCCTGCAATTTCGACATTGCCATTATAGTCGATTGACATTTTACTGTCTGTTAGATCAACGTTGTTAGCATCTACAGCATTATCTAAAGCAAAATGCAATTTTAGTAGGTCACTGTTATCCATTCGTTCAACAAATATACCTGCATTACGATATCCATCAGTAGTGTCGTATGAGCCAAACATAATACCTGTATAATCTCCATTAGTAGAAGACGGCATAACCACATCCATTGGTTCATTAACTGGAGTTTTCACAGTTAGTCTTGTAGCTGGCGCAGCAGTCCCAATACCGACATTGCCATCATCATTTACAATCAAATCAACAGCAGTACCCGCAGCATCAAGAACGGTAAATGCAGATGGATGACAATCAGGAGAAGCATCATTACCTAAATCACTACCCCAAGCATAAGTAACTGTTGCCGTAGTATCATTTGTAATTGAAGCAATTGTTCTTGTTTCCCCGCCAACTAATATCTGATCTCCTATCACAAGCTCTTCTGTATATTTAGTATCAGTACCAGGCACATTTACATTTGCACCTGTTACATCTATTGAGCCAGTCATTGTAAAATTAGCCCTACCTGTAATAACAGCACTATTTATAACGTCAAGTCTATTCCTTGGTGTAGTAGTCCCAATACCGACATTGCCAGTACCCAATATTGACATTCTGGCTGTAGGAGTACCTGAGCCTGCGTCATGAGTATAAAAAACATGACTTCCACCACCATCAGCACCACCCTCAATTACTGCAGTATAATTAGAAACACCACCTACACAACTTAATAGGGCATACTGAGTAGCAACGTTTCCTCTTTCTATCTTTATTCCTTCAGTAAAAACAGTACCAGCAACAGGTACTATATGTAAAGAATTATCTGGTGAAGCAGTCCCAATACCTACTCTACCTGTATCTCCTTCAACTGCTAGGTGTGTAGAATTAATAGTAAAATTATCTCCATCATCAGTTCCTAATGTCATAGCAACAGTAGTACCATCTGTTAAAACAATAGAAGGAGTACCTCCAATTGTTATAGCAGCACCATCAGAAGTTATAGAATCTAAATCTATACTACCCACATTAGTAATATTATTATCACCGAAAGAGGTTGCTCCTAAAGTAACAGACCCAGTAGTAGATAAACTGCCTGATCCAATATCTATAGATGTAAAGCCAGAAGTAATAGAACCACTATTTAAAGCACCAGTAGTAACAATATTTCCACCACCTGCTATGGGCGAATATGTTGCAGCTAATGTAGCTCCACTTTGAGTAATTACTCCACACCCAACAGTACCAAGTCCAGAAACATTTCCACCAGTATCAAATGTGTAATTACCATCAGTAAACACACCATCAATAGTTAGATTTCTTATTGTGCCTATATCTTTACTTGCATCTAATACAAGAGCTTTGCTTGCAGCAGCAGTACCATTGGTTATACCATCTAACTTTTCTAAATCAGCCTCAACCATTGCAGCTGAACCTATAGTTAGACTAGTAGCACAAGTTAATGCACCTCCAAATACTCCTGTCCCTGAACTTTTTATATTTCCTATTACTTCAAAAACTTCAGAAGGACTAGATGTTGCTATTCCAACATTGCCATCATCTTGTATTGTTAAAAGATTAACCCATGAACCTGAAGTATAATTTGCAAAATGAAGATCATCATCACTTGCATTTACCCACATTCTCCACTTATCAGCGTTATCATCTCCTTGGTCAGCGAATAAATCAAGTATTGCATTTCCACCTTCAATTCCAAGTATCCTTAATACAGAGACATTACTTTCATATACCTGCACTGTACCTGACTTTGTGTTTGTATCAGTTGTCCATGTTGTTGAGGTTGAGGACATTAATTCTCCTTTTTATAGATTAGGGACTGATAACCCACGAATACCAGATTTACGAGAACGTTGTTTCATCATTTGAGTCTCATACATCTGCCTAAAATAATTTGCCTGTTCAAAATTTCCTCGATCTTCATATAATCTTGATTTTACATAACAAACTAAACTTGGATGAAGAGCTGTATCAAGACCAATATCAGTATCTAAGTTATCAGCAACAGCATCTACAGTTTCATACTTTGATTTATATGTAATACGAAGACCATCATTAACAAATAATGATGTCATGCTTGCGGATAACCCACTTTCAGTAGAACCAGCACCAGCAGATAATGTCATTGTAAATGTTGTTGTGGATGGAACTGTTACTATTGATTGGCTAGATAGAGCAGCATCATTATAATCTGTTGTTCCAGATATACTCACCCTATCATTAACAGCAAGACTATGAGCAGCACTTGTTGTATAAGTAGCAGTAGTAGAAGACCTTGTAACGCCAGTTATAGTACTACTTAAATTGCCATCACCTTGAAATGTATCATATTTCTCTGTTGTACGCTCACCAGATGTAGTTGAAGTTGTATCAAGTGCAAGTATTGCTATACGCTGGTCATCATTAAACCATGCGAAATAATCATTTGGAAAAGTTCTAGCTGCCATATTTCCTCCTATTTAAGTTCATCATTAGATGCATCAGTATCAGACCTAAGAAGTTTATGAGGATCACTAAGCTTTGGTATAAGTACATACCTACCATTTGTATCAAGTATTTCTACTCTCTCTATACTGAGCACTGTAGCTGGAAGATCATACCAACGCTTTTTCTTTTCAAGATCGGTAAGAGAAGATACAGTATAAATTTGCTTCTTATTAGCTATATCTATTAAACCATCATTTAAAACTTGATACATATATGCTTCTGATTGTCTTCCAAACGTTTTCTCCATTTGTGAAATTATACTTTTAACTGTCATTTCTAGCCTCCCTTTAAAGCTGCTAATCCTTGAATATATTGTGCTTGAAGCCTTGCATGAGAATCTGCAAATAAAGCATATAACTCACTATCTTCATTATCAGCCTCAGCAGTAGCAAATTTCAAAGCTTGTTTCATAGCTGCGTACATAACTACAAGATATGTTGCTTCATCAGGAAAATTTGCAATTTCTACAGTAGAAGCACTTACATCTACAGTTGGGTATGTTATATGATGTACAGTTGCTTGCTGTGCATCTGTTGGTGTCGGCTTTACAAATAATTTAGCAACATCAGAAGAATTGCTTATCTTATAATATACAGGATCAGTAACAGTTGCAAAATAGTTTACATCAGTAGAATCATTTGCAAGGTCAGCATACTTGCCAGGTATTTCCCTACATGGAATATGATAGCCACCAGAATCAGCAGATAAACGAGTAACATGTAAAATATTACCTATTCCATCTAAATCAAGAGTTGTCCCATTTGTTGCGTTTAATACACTTATTGTAGAACATTTTGCCTTTAAATTAGCTGGAAGCAGATTGATTATTTCTTTACAAGCATCCTGAGCTGCATCATCACAAAATTCTTCATCAATTGTCTTACCTCCAACAAGATTAGTTATTTGTGCACTAAATGTACTTTCGCCTGCCATTATCTATTATTCCTATCAGCTATATCTTGATCTATAGTGGTTTCACTAAATTCTACTTGTGTAGTACCAGACCAAGTAGTACGCATATTAACATGATCTTTTGTGTTATTACGCTTATTTACGTAATGACCACAATCACATCTCATATCTTTCTTGTTCTCGAACTCTCCTTTTTGTCCACATCTATGACAATAAAATATTATAGCCATATTTATACTTTCCCACCTTTTTTATATGCAGGTGCTTGTGGTTGAATACTTGGAGCTGTTAGAGGTCTTACTTCTCCACCTAATTGATAATTCTCACTTCTAAACATAGCATCAGATGTTGGAAATTCTGGTTCAATACTTTCAAGTGAAATTGACTCTAATTCTTGTCCCATTTTATTAGCTTCTTCAATCGCAGGATTTTCCATTGGGAAATTTGGTTTTACTTCCCCACCAGCTTGATATTTTTTCTTAGACGGTCTTCCAACCTGACTGCCATATGTTCCTTTTCCTTGTGGCATTATTTAGTCTCCTTTTTTTTATTTGGGTCTATTAGCTTAACAGAATTACGCTTTTCCATGTCCCATACTGAAAGGCTATATCCCTCTTTATCCCATATTGATGGAGCATATTTTTTTACATTCCATTTAGTTCTAATTCTTTTTTCTGCCATTACTTTTTACCTCTATTTCTAGCATCTGACATTGGCAAGTCTCCATACTTGTTAATGTATTCTAACATGTCTATAGTACTTCTATTGACAGAGTCTTTTGTAATTATATATTCTCCACCTTCAGCTTCAATTGGAATTCCACCATTTGCATGTGAATTACCTTCTAAATATCCACCAATAGCTTTTTCTTCTGCTTCCCATCTTTTAGCCATTTCTGGTTTATTAGCGTGCATCCATTGTCTTTGTTTGTCTGATTTGAATGGCATTATCTTAAACCTCCTCCACCACGTCTACGATCACCTTTGCTACGTTTACCACGTTTTCTTGCCTCGATCTTTTCAGGAGGCATTGCAATAATCATAGTAGTTGGATCATTAGTTAAAAGTGCTGATAATATAAGTGCTTTGATAATCATAATTTTTGAAAGCTTGTTAGGGGCAAGTCCTTTATACGACCTGCCCCACAGTAAGCAAAACTGTTAACCCTTATTTATTGAGGTTATAGCTCCTATATTACACTATACTCAAGCTGAAGACTATATCTTCCAGCTGTTGCATCTGCAGCAAGACCAGTATGAGAACAAGCATATAGATGGACTAATGTTGTTGCTACTGCTATACTAGGCGATGCATACGTTATAGCTGCTGAATTAAAATTCAAATCAGCCTCAGTATATGTAGTCGTACCTCCACTTCCATCAGAAGAAACCATGCTAGCACCAGCACCGAATATCTCTGTGCCAGCTGTTACTGCACCATTTTCCGCTGATCCACCAGTTGCACTAAGCTGAAAATTCCCAATAAGAGTCTGCCCACATACAGTTGTACATGAAAAAATTGCTCTCTCGATTAGGATTTTATTAGCATCGTGCTGATCATCTGGAAGGCTAGTATCAAGTACGCCTAAGTATTGCATAACATCATCCTCAGTATATGTAACACTAGCAGCAGTAGTACTTGCTAAAGAACCACTGAATGTCTGTATTTTCTTACATCCAAGATTAATAACATTATTAGCTGCTGGCTCAATATCTGCATATGATGAACTATTCTTATTTAATACGTCACTTCTCATCGTTATCTCCTTATAAGTCAGTGAATGAATACAATGCGTGAGTTTCTGGAATTGTTATTTCAAGTCCAGCTTCCGTAATAATCATATCTTTACGCAAGTCTTCATCAGCTTGTTGTACATTCGTTATTATGTGAGTGTCACGATTCAATCCATTACCAACTAGAGGTCGATAAGCTACATGGTCAAGATCAACAAGGGCTAAATATCCACTTGAAATACCTCTAAATAATGGCTCTGCCACCATTGAAAGGTCTCCATGAATAGTATTTACTTGTATGATTGAATGACCAAATGCACCATTACGCTCTGAGGCATTCCAGTTGTACCGATAGCTATTATCAGTACCTTGTGCCATAGCCTGATCGGCAAAACCAGCCATCTTGTTGAAGAACGTAAGAACTGGTCTACTTGCAAGTCCAAGTTTAGACTTGTTTCCACCACGTGCTGGATCAAAGAGAACCTCAAAGTCACCAAGCAATTCATCATATCCCATGTTAGCAGAAGCCTCTGCGAAGAAATATGGAGCACCTGATGTATATGAAGCACCACCAAAGGCAGCAGCCTCACCATTTTGAAGAATGTGACCGCAAAGACCTTCTGAGTATTGAACACTATTACTACGTGCACGCATACCAAAAAGCATTGCTCTTTCAATATCAACTTTATGTTCTCTTAGTTTTAAGTTCCAGATACGATTCCATTCGTTTGCATATCCTCGATAGTTAGTAGCAATTGCAGTATTAGTCATTTCAGCAGCTGTTTTAAAGATTTGGGTATACCCATAATCATCGTCTAATTGACTAGACCAAACATCAGGAGAACCTGACCCTTCTGCAAAAGATGTACCAATAATCTGACATTCATCGTCATCAGCAACATCATTATAACCTGCGCCACCAGATGTAGCATCTGACAAAGCAATACATCTTGCACTTACAGTAGTGTCGGCACTATTATGTGTAACGCCTTCTACTCTAAATTGTACAAGTGATTTATTTGTCACTGTTTCAACTGCAAAAACCATTCCTTTTACAAGAAACTTAACGGCATTTGCAGAGCCTTCATCAACAGTTACTGTATAAACAGTGTCTGCTACTACATCAGTTAAAGTCGTGCTTTTAACGCTGAAGTTTCTACTTGTCCAGTCAATCTTAGAACGATTTTCTAAGAAACGAAAAACTGGATCATTAGTAGGCACTTTTGCCACTTTATTAAGATATACAAAAAATGGAGATTCATCTGGAGCAAGTTCGGCAACTCTGTCACCGAAATTATGTATCCGTCTTAAATCAGCAGAAGCACCAACTGCACTAGGTACAGTCTTGCCAGTCTGGTCTACGTTATACGAATACAATGTTCCTGTTTGATTAGCCATAGCTAATTCTCCTTTTTTATTGTATTATTGTTTATGGTATCTTATTTCCAACTCTAGTGGAATTTAAAACACCTTCCCACATAGCTTCATCTTCACTTTTTCTCTCAGGTTGCTGACCTTGTAAAACGCCTGCTGCCCGTGGAGAAGATTGTGTTTGACGAATCTTGTCTAAAGGGTTTTCTCTTTCGCCACCTTGAGTTGGTTGAGTTACAGCTTCCCACATTTTAAGTACATTATCTAAGCCATATTCTGATGGATGTTTATCAGCAAATTCAAAGAAAGATTCCATTTGTTGTTCATTTAGTCCTTTAGCAACTAAATCAGCACGCAAATTTGATCTTCCCTGTTGTGCTTGTATTCCACCAACAGCTTGTTCTACTGCACCATTTATGGTTTCCTGCATCTCCTGCATCCTAAATTTATAGGATTTCGATGATGGGTCATTGTAGGCTTCCCAAGGATCAAATTCATCAGGCTTTAACGTAACACGTTGTTGCTCATTATTTGGCTGACCACTTACTTCCCCCATAAGGTTCTGTACCAAGTCTGGACGTGATTCCAAAAATTTCCCAACTTTTTCGTATTGTTTAAGCTGTTGATTCTCAGCATAGAGTTTATCCTTCTCAGATTGGTGGTACTTAGCTTGAGCCTCCCAATCCTTTGTAGGACTCTCTTCGTTGTTTGTTCCTTCATCTTGCCCTACTTCTGCTTCGAGTTGGCCATCACTTTGACTCTCAATAACAGAAGCGATAACGTCTTCATTATTAATATCAGACATTTTAACTCCTTTGTTTTACGATTTCTCGGATTTACGAGTCTGACTACGTTTCTTTTCCGCATCTGTAACTAAACGTAATTTCTCTGATTCGAGTTTAACCGCATTAGATAATTTGTCGATAGAAACTTTATTTTGAGTTTTGGAGTCATACTCTTGTTCTTTAAGTTTCCCTTTAAATTTCTCAACTTCAGTTCTTTTCCGTGATTGAACTTCTGCACGGTTAGAAGTTTGAAGATCACCACTAAGTTTTTTAATTTCTTCTTGTGCTTGTTGCAATTGTTGTTGTAATTGTGTAATAAGATCAGTTCTTTGCAATACGCCCTCTTTATCAAATATTTCTGTTTTCTTGAGTGCTTCCACCTTATCAATAAGTCCTGCTTGGAAAGCTTCCATATATACATTCCATTCACCCCATTTATTAGATGGCATAGTGGAATTACCAATAATACGTATATCAAAGCTTCCAACACTTAAATTATTTTCAATTGTCATAAGCTCTTTTGTCTTATCATCATACAATCGTTTATTCACAGTATACTCGGTAAGATCATTGTTTGGCTGTACAATTCTAAATGTCTTTTGAAAGCTATAATGAGATTTAGCTAAATGATACATAAGTTTTCCAAGTCTCTTTAAACTTCCTTCTATATCTCTTAATTTTGATTTAGAACGTCTTTGCCCAAAATCTTCCATCATCATAGTTCCAGATGATGTTCTTGGAGCTGCCTCAGTATTTCCCTGCTGCATCTCAAATATACCTATGTTTAAATCTATATAATGTTCCACCATTTGCGGTAATTGTAAAATTGAACCAGCAAGTGGCTGAGGAGAAGGGAAATGAGGTTCTCCAAATGAAGCGTCATATTCTATCGTTGCATTGGGATTCGCCCAATCTCGTTCCAGTTCTTCTATATCTTGTACAGAACCCTGTGGTATGAGCAACTTCAAGCCTGACGATGCCTGTGCATGCGATGTAATTAAAGACATTACTTTATTTAAGAACCTCTGAAATCCCTTATTCTTGCGAACATCACTCATTGGATAAGGAGTGTTAGTCCAAATGTTTGGTACTGGTACTATTGGGAAGATGTTTGTATCTAGAACACTTTCATATAAAATAACTTGTCCAACAATACATGTAACTTTAATTCTTGTCTGCTGTACCTGTACAATATCAAAAAGACCTCTATCAAAAGCCTCGGCAGTTCTTTCATCCGCTAAAAGCTTTTCTAAGCCCTCATTATCTAAAACTTTTTCCTGACCACTTTGCAAGTCAATAACTCTAAAAAATGGCATTTTAACTTTTCTAAAATCTTCTATTATCCTATATTTTTCACTAGTACTTCCATAGTCATAATCTTTGACAATATCTGGTGTGAATGACATTCCAACCTGACTATTTGAGGATGAGGGATAAGTTTCATCATTAACGCTAATTCCTTCTATATTGTCAATTAAAACATCACCTTCTTCATCTGGAACACCAAGCATAGGATAAGAATCAAGAAGCTGATCTCTTGTAAGTATAGTAGAGAGCTGAATACCAGATGCATCATCAAACCACTTACTTCTACTATTAGGATCAACAACAACACGGAAGGGATCAACATAAGTAAATTTAACATCTCCCCTTCCATAATCAGCTTCAGGGTCTATATATCCATAAAAATACCCGAGGCCAGTAACAGAAAAATCATGGACAACTTGTTTAAATACTTCATCTCCACTTGAGTTGTCCCAAATATATTCTAATATTGTTTTCCAAACATTAGCAAGCTTTGTATCTGAGTCCTCTCTGCCAACGGCAGAAAATTTTGGAGGCTTAGATGTTATAATTGCTTTAAACTGCTCAATGGCTGCATAGAGTCTATCAATGGGTAATCCCATTTGATTTCTCTCGGAAAGTTCTTTTGCCTCATTATCTGTAAAATGATTACCGAGATAGAAATCTATATCTTCTCTAGCCTGCACATCCCAATCAGCACGTGCATTGTACCAACGTTCCCAACGTTCTCTTATCTCTTTTGCTCTTTCGTCCTGTGGAATCATATATAAATTTACTGTGAAATTAGTATTAAATGCAAATTATACACGCCTGCCTGTAATCCAGTCATACATCTTGCGTGCACTCTTGTAAGTACCATCTTTCTGTTTCTCCTTATTTTTCTTTCCTGCTTTTGGATTTCCTTTGGCATACTGTGTTGCAAGCCAAAATGCATCAATTGTATCATCATGCGAACCTTTTGGAAAATCCAACAGCTCGCCTATAAATTCATGGTGTAGTTTTTTAAGATGAACAGCCCCAGCTTTGAACATCGGTTGTAATCCTTCAAAGAGTCTGTCCTTCTTTTTCTGAGTATACCCTTTAATTCCCTTTTCGATTCCTGGAACAAAGAGTCCCTCCTTCTTGCTACGTTTTTGGACATAATCTCTAAGCATCTCCTGATAAGCGATTGTTTCAATATTTACCCTTCTGACAGGGCTGTACCTTTTAAGTATCTCAAAAATCTTATCAGCACATTCCATCGGGAGGACTCGCTCACGCCAATACTCAATAACATAGTAGTCGTACTCTGAAGTAACACCGAGAACCATGATAACGCTGTAATCATTCCTGCTAGCAACAGTCGAAGCGGGATCGACACCAATATATATGTTAACATACTCAGTGTGTCCGTCATCAAACTTGATATACCAACTATCGGATTCTTCTTCAAATCTTATATTCCCCCTGTAAAGTGCTTCGTTTATATCTTCTTCCGCAAAAATCTGATCTTCTGGTGATTTTGCTTGATTCATAAACTCCTGATAGAACTTTGCAGGAGTGCCACTATCAATATAGAATTGCTTACGCTCTTCTAATTTCTTTAATGGCCAACGTGATGGCCAAATAGGTTGACCATCTTCAATTGCTTTTTTGGTATAGACTGACCAAGAATATGCTTCCCCACTCTTGCGAGCATCCCTCCAACCCGTAACGAGTCCGTTTAAGAAAGAATCCCAATGAACAATAGTTCCATTGCACCATAAGAACCCATCCTTGTCGAAATCGATTGCTGGAAACACAGCAGCTGTAACCCAGTTCTTTATTTGTTGTCTTGAATCTGGAGTTTTCGTATTTAGCTCTGATTCAAAGTCATCTAACACCATACC